CCAAAATTGCCGACGCCATTGCAAACAACACGTCGTTGAATCTCAGCACGATGAAGATCGGCGACGGAAACGGCAACACAACGACACCGTCAGAAACTGACACCGACCTTGTGCGCTCTGTTTATTCTGGCGCAGCAAATCGCATCGACACGGATCCAACCGACGAAACTCGAATTGTCTGCGAGCTGATCGTGCCAGCGGCTGAAGGCGGCTTCACGATACGCGAAATCGGCGTCTTTGATGATGAAGGCGATCTGATTGCCATCGCTCAATTTCCGCCCGTTTATAAGCCACTTCCGTCGGAAGGCGCAACACTCGATCTTGTGGCTCGGCTTTTTCTTGTGGTAGCAAACACTGATGCGATCACGCTTGTCATTGACACGGCTGTCGTGGTCGCGACTCGGCAATGGGTCAATGATCAACTCGACATGTTGATTCCCGGCGGAACGACTGATCAAATCCTCGCCAAAGTTTCAAATGCGAGCGGCGACTATGAGTGGCGAGATCCGACAGACGTAAACGTAACCGTCAACATCGTCGAGGAAGAGCAAACGCTTGCGACTGCGCAAACGATTGTCGATTTGGCAACCTGCACGACTGAAGGCTTGGCCGTTTACATCGAAGGCGTTCGATTGCATCCGCCGGACTGGGCTGCAACGACAGCGACTCGCGTGACGCTGGCCGCAAGCTATGCAGCAGGCTCAAAAATTTACCTTGTGCAAAATGAGCCGACGGGAGGATCGAACTTTTTAGCGCAAAACCAAAATCTCGCAGACGTGCCGGACAAATCAATCGCTCGGACAAATCTGGAGCTTTTGACCAATAGCACTTATCTGACGGCACTCTGGCAAATCATGCAGCAGCGGACTTACCCGGTCGGCGAAATCTTCATGACTCGCCAAAATGGCAATCCGTCATCGTTGCTGGGTTTTGGTTCGTGGGAACGTTATGCGCAAGGCCGCGTGCTTGCTGGATTCGATGAAGCTGATTCAAGCTTCAATGCGCTCGACAAAATCGGCGGTGCCAAGACGCACGTTTTGACCGAAGCGGAAATGCCAGCGCATACGCATTCAAACATCGTGGCGCTTAGCACAACGAACGACTTTGACACCACGGGCGGAAACTCCGGTGGCGTTCGTCGCCTTGCATCACAGACTGGCAGCACTGGAGGCGGACAAGCTCACAACAATCTTCAGCCATACATCACCGTTTTCTTCTGGAAGCGGACAGCATAAAAAACCAACCAAATCAAAATCATGAAAATTATCTTCAAGAATCTTATCTCAACGTCAAAAGGCTGGCTAGTTCGCCAAGGTTTAAAAATCGCATCCAGTGCAGGCGCTGCCGCATCGACTGCAATTTTGACGCACGCAAATAGCTTGCCGATTGATCCTAGCAATGCAGTCGAACTTGCTGCACAAACTGCGCAGGTCGCAAACGGCGTCACCGGGCTGGCAGTATCTATCGGCATCGCTCTTCTCGAGGGCGTGCTTTCAAAACACGCGAGCAAGATCGCAGCGAAATAATTATCAACGGCTGGCCTCGTGGTCGTTATTGCGAGGCATCACATCATGAGCAAACGCAGCACTCTCCAATTGTCCGATGGCATGACAGGAACGGTCATGGCCACGATCCTGACCACGTCACCGCTTGGCTGGCTCATGCTAAACGGTGACACCGTTGGCAGTGCTACATCGGGAGCGACGCGAGCAAGCGCAACGCATCAAAACATCTTTCTGGCATTGTGGGCATCGTTCACCAACACGGACGCGCCTGTATCAGGTGGCCGAGGAGCAAGTGCCGCCGCAGACTGGGCTGCAAATAAAACGATCACGCTTCCAGACATGCGAGGTCGATCAATCATCGGCACTGGCGCAGGCTCAGGCTTAACAGCACGCACGCACGGTGAAAAACTGGGCGCCGAAACGCACACGCTCACCGAGTCACAAATGCCGCTGCATGGTCATCCGTTCATTCATGCAACTGGCGGCGCTCACACGTCTGGCGGATTGCTAACAGGCAACACGTCACCAAATAATCACGTCGCTTTCACGGGCACACCAACCACCACCGACGGCCAGCAAATTGGCGGCACAGGTGGCGGCACGGCTCACAACAACATGCAGCCATCAATGGCTCTTAATTGGCTGATCAAAATTTAACGCAACCAATCGCACAAGACAGTTCAAACCCTCAGACTAAAATCGCATTATGCCCGAACAATTCCTTCACGGCGTCCAAGTTGTCGAAATCACCGATGGACCACGCCCCATTCGCACCGTCAATTCCGCAGTCATTGGACTCGTGGGAACCGCACCCGACGCTGAATCTGATGCGCCTGCAAGCGTGACTCTCGGCACCGGGACATCGGCTTTGACTGTCACCGCTGACAGCGACGGCATTGAAGGAAACGAAATTTCGATTCGCCTGAAAAATCCCGGAACCAACTCTGCGACACTCTCTGTCGAAATTGTTGACAAGGCGATCACGGTAAATCTCGCAACGAGCAACACTGGCGAAATCACAAGCACGTCCGCACAAGTGCTTGCAATTATCAATTCAACGCCTGCCGTTAATTTTTATGTGTATGCGTCAAACGGAGGCGCTGGAGTGGTCAAGCCAACGGCAACGACTCGCCTTTCTGGTGGTCTTAATAGTTCCTTCCCATACAACACGCCTTATCTCGTCGCAGCGAGCCGCACTGAAGCTGCTCGTGCTGGATTGACTGGAACATTGCCAGCCGCACTCGATGACATCCTCGATCAAGTCGGAGCCGTTATCGTGTGCGTTCGCGCTCAAGTTGGCGAAGACGCTGAAGAATCGCAAGCCTACGCAATCCAAGCCATCGAGGCACTTCTCGATTCGGAATCAACTCTCGGACTTGTGCCACGCATTCTGATTGCTCCGGAATTTTCCGCGCAGAAAGAGGTCGCCGATGCTCTTGTGAGTGTTGCCAATAAACTGCGCGCATTCGTGTTCGCTGATGGCCCAAATGACACCGACGCCGCTGCAATCAACTACGCCACGCAGTTCGGTTCAGATCGCCTTGCCGTGATTGATCCATGGATCGTCAAGGGCGGCATTGATCATCCGCCTTCCGCGGCTTGGGCTGGAGTGACAGCGAAGAGCGATTATGATCGCGGCTTCTGGTGGTCGCCTTCAAATGTCGAGATTCTTGGCTTTACTGGCACGTCTCGCCCAATCGGCTTCCGCCTCGGTGATCCAACAAGCCCGGCCAATCTGCTCAACGAAGCAAACGTCACGACCGTGATCAAGCAAAACGGAAACCGCATTTGGGGCAATCGTTCCACGAGCGCGGATCCCAAATTCGCTTTCATTTCAGTCCGCCGCACTGCTGACCTGATCAATGACAGCATTCTCCGCGCTCACCTTTGGGCCGTTGATCGCAACATCAGCCGCACCTATTTGGAAGACGTCACCGAAAGCGTAAACGCCTACTTGAAAACGCTCACCAATCTGGGCGCAGTGCTCGGTGGTAAATGCTGGCCGGATCCTGATCTCAATAGCCCGGCAAACATCTCGCAAGGCAAGGTCTATTTCAATTTTGAATTTACGCCGCCTTATCCTGCCGAACACATCACGTTCCGCTCGATCCTAGTGAACGATTACATCACCGAAATCCTCGGCTAACCAGCAACACTCAAATAAAAAACGATCATGCCAGCCGCAGCTCAAATCCGCAAAAATTTCAACTTGTTTCTCGATGGTTTCGGGTTCGCCGGAAACGTTGATGAATACACGCCACCCGCTCTGAACGTGCAGGTCGAAGACTTCCGCGCAGGCGGCATGGATTCGTCTGTAGCGCTCGACATGGGAATGGAAAAACTTGAAGCGACTTTCAAACTTTCCAAGATCGCTGCGGAAGCTCTCCGGCTTTGGGGCGTCGGTGCTGGACAGACGTTTGCTTTGATCGTTCGCGGTGCTCTCGAAGACCTCGACGGCACGGTGAAGGCTGAAGTATTTACGCAACGCGGAACGATTCGCGGGATCGAATGGGACACAGTCACACCGGGCGCAAAGGCCGGAGTCACTCTGACCATGGACGTGCGCGAATTCGCCTACGACATCGACGGCGTTCGCATCCATGACATCGACGTGCTCAACATGAAGCGCATCGTCAATGGAACTGATCGTCTCGCCGCTCAACGCTCTGCAATCGGTCTGTAATCTCTGACACCATGACAAAGATCAAACTTTCATTTCCGATCACGCTCGACGGTGCAAAAATCAATGAGATCACTCTTCGCCGCCCTACTGTTAAAGACATGCGCGTGGCTCGCATCACTGGAGGCAAAGATGATGCAAATCAAGAAATCAATCTGATTGCCAACCTTGCACAGATCACGACTGAGGCCGTCGAATCTCTTGATATGGCGGACTTCGTGAAGGTTCAGAAAGCGTT